TAACTCTAACGACTTCTTTAAGCCTCGTGATTTTACATTCTGTAAACTCAGAGCGTCTCTGACGCCCTCTGTTTCATTCTTAAGTTTCGATTGAACTAGAATGATCGAGTTAAAAGCCGCTTTTAACTTCGTTGCAGCCTCTGCGGTTTTCGTTTTACCATCGGCAGTCAAACTTGAAAGTGATGCTAGAGTTTCGTCGAACGATAACCCGAGAGTTTTCGCAGTCGAACCGACTTTATTAAATTCATTTGCTAACTCGCCCACGGTGGTAACACCGAATTTCTGTGCAGTAAAAAACTTTTCTGCAATCTCTTGGGCGGTTCCGGCTTCTTCACCGAATGAAGTCATTGAAGCAATGAGTGCGTTCACGGCTGTTGCAGTGTCAGTAGCACCGGCGGCAGCTAATTTTTGAGCGACTGCCAAGGTTTCTAATGCTTCATCGGCAGCAACGCCACCAGAAACGAGATCGAATAAACCTTGATTTAGTACATCGAAACTCTCTCCGGTCCGTGCGCCGAGTGCAATGACTCCGCTTCGCAGATCGTTAATGCCCTTCGTGAGAGTCTTGGTTTTAAAACTCCCGTTGTCGAGTAGTGTCTGCACACTAGTGAAGGTCTTCTCGAACGCTGCGAACTTCGCAACCGAAGCCCCGACAGCTCCAGCAAGTGCGACGAACGCAATCGTTGAAGCCTTCGCAACTGTTCTTAAACTCTTCTGTAGGTTTTTAGTCTTGGCATTAACGCGATCAATTTCGTCCTGAAACTGTTTCGCATCACCGTTAATCTTAATGAGTAATTCTGTATCAGTGGCCATTCATCATATCCTTATGACGTTTTTTCATCCGTTCGTGCAGGGCGGTTGCTTGCTCATCATATTCTTTTCGCTCCTGCTTAGTAATGTTTAAAGACGCTGGGGCATTTTTAATTTGCTTATCGTGCAGCTTCGCGTCAAGTTCAATTTCGCTTTGTTGTCGTTTTCTCATAGCGGTTTTAATACCGAAAATTTGTCTTAATGTTAACGAGTAAAAACCGTCTAAACTGTAACCATACTGTGCGGCGAAAAGATCATAAAGCTCGGCATAACAGGCTTCACGTTCTAGCCTTCCACCGCTTTGGATTTTTTTAGTTCTAAGTCCTCCTGGAACTCTTCAAGGTCTGGCTGACTAACTCCAAGTGTCTGCGACAGTGCTCGAAACAGGTCAGCAATGAGAAGCCATTTATTTCCATTCTCGGCATCGCCCTTCTCAATAACATTCAGAAACTCAGTGTATTTGTTTTCGAAAAGATGTTTGTTTTCCAGTAGATACCAACAAGTTTTCGTTATCGCTTCAACGTCTTCGATCTGCTCTAGACGTTTGCTAAGAACGACTAGACCGTTGTTTTCAGACTCGCTTTTCCAGTAGTCAGAAGCCCAGACTTGAGCCGTTAGATCGAACGCTCTGAGAGTATATTCGTTTAAACCAATTCGAAATATGGCCTTAGCTGGCTTTAAATCTGAGTAACTGATCGACATAAAATCCCCTATATAAAAATATTAATTGATTTTAATTATTTTTGAAAGCACTATTATTGTCAGTACAAAAAGTAATTACAAGGCGGAGTGCAATGCGGCTTAAAAAAGATTTAAAGAATAAACATTTACAGGCTCGTGTGAGCGCCATGGAGATAAATAAAATCAAGATACGTGCGAATCTATACACTAACGGGAACGTGTCTGAGTGGGTGGTTTTCGCTGCAATGAACTACAAGCCAGGGAAAAGATCGCTTAAATAAAACGAGGGGTTCCATCCATAGAACCCCTCTAAACTTAAGTCGTGAGTACCTAAGTTCTAACTCTATTCTCCCGCAGTCGCAGTTATTTTGGCAACTGCATTCTCTACGGAATCGTAAAGCAATTTAATAGTCAGCTCAGGGATACTGAAAACAGTCTCTTCTAAACCGATTGGGAAACCGCCGCCGATAGCTTTAAAGGCTTCGATTTCAAATAGACTATTGTCACCACGTTTTGCGCCTAGACCAATGAACCCGTGCTCGGGGAAACTCATTGAAGACTCACCGATAGTGATAGAACTAACGCCGCCATGCGCCGAAGCAGCACGAAGGTAAGCAGTATCACCGGTAGTCATTCCGATAACTCCAGATCCGCCAGTCAACTCAAGACCAGTGTTAGGAATATCGGCAGCCGTTGAAGCTACAACTGTGATCGCTGAAGCTGTGATCTTTAGTGCGTCGTTTTCAAAGTCGATATCAGTTCCGTTTCCGAAAGCAATGTCAGTTAACGCATAAACATCTACAGTCGTTGCCGAAGCAGCGACTACAACATAAACAGAATCTTTAAGATCGGCCTCACTACCGGCTTTAATTAATACTGTCGCAATTCCTGTTGAAGCATTTAGAACAGAAGCGTTTAACTTATTAGCGAACGCAGTCACGATTGAACCCGTGGCGCTTGCCGCAGTTGTTGCAACGCTTGCACCTAAATACAACTCGAACAAAAAGTCCGGCATACTTTTTACAGTAGCAGAAAATTCTGAGCTAATTGTTTTAGGCTCTGATGCCCATTGAAATTTATTAGAACCACCAAACAGGTCTTCGAATTCTGCTGACAGGGAAATGCTCCCGCCGCCTAGCACTTTCAAAATACCGTATGGAGTTCGGTCTGTTCGTCTATACGGTGCCAATGAATGAATACCGTAGACGATTCTATCATTACTTAATGCCATGATAAACTCCCTCTAGTTAAATAATTTTTTCAGTTTTAAGATTTTCTAAAAACATTGGAGGCACTTCACAAGGAACGCCTTCTTTAAGTTCAATGTAATAACCGTTATGGGAAATTACGAAGTCTCTCGAAGGTATAACCTTGTATTCGTCTTCCATTTTTTTCTTAGAAACCTTTTTGCTTTGCTTCTTTTCAAACATTTGTTACTCCTTTGCTAGACAAACCATGAGGCTGTAACGGCTATACCAGCAGTTCGTAAACGTTTCCCATCAACTTCAATCATTGCAGGCGGTAGGCTATCCACTTTTATTTTTCCATAATGACGAAACTTATCGTAATTTTCATTGGAAACTTCCCAGAGGCACCGAGTGTAACGAAATAATTTATAAATGGCTGATTCAAGAAGTACCTCACCCCTGTCGGGGATCACTACCTCGATAAAAAAAGTAGGGCGCAATTGGAAAGTTGTTTCCTGCGGCTGATCTACTTTCAGATCCATAATCCCATAGACTATGAATTGATTGGAATTCCATACTTGCGGAACTTGATTCATGTACCAATCAGTTGTTCTTATCGTGTTTATTGTAAAATCGTCTGCCGACTCTGGCGTGTCGGTATTCTTCTCTGCATTGACTTCCGTGATCTTAGCATTTAGATTATTTCTAAACGCATCTCGTAAATCAATAGTGAACATTTCTAGATCGTATTTTGGTTTTGCCATTAGAGTTCACCACCTATCAGTTGAATAATATGATCGTTCATTATGTTTAACCAGGCTTCACGACGCCCAGAAATCACGGCGTCTTTTGCAGTCTCAGCGGGGCCGCCATCTATGAAAATAACTTTACGTTGTGGCATCACTGATCTTGGAGCATCTGATTGGTGGTACTTAGTATAGGGAACTTTCGTTCCGAGCACTAGAGTTTGTCTACCAACGAAGTGTTCGCCTTCACTAGAATTTTTAGAGACTAGAGATTTTTCAAGTCGCCCTGTGCGCTTCATCATTGGGAAAATAAAACCGACTTCTTTTTTCTTCTGCTGCTCTGCTGCGTACTGCTTTTCTGCGTTGGTGTTTAAACCACCATAAGGAGCGTACAACCCGCCGGACTTTAATTTAAAAAGTTTCTTATTGCCCTGATACCAGTGTTTTGCAATCTCAGCAAACGGCGTGCTAAAGTCATCCGTCGCTTTTGCTAGACGATCTAGACCGCGTTTAAACGCTCTGTCATTATCAACTAGAAATGATGTTGCTATCTCAGCAGCCATTACCAGTTACTCCCACCGCGTTTAATTTCCGCAGTATGAGCCGAGCTTGAAAATACAGAACCCGTGACGGGACTTCTCGGCTTCGACGGAGCATCTGTCAAAG